GGTTACAGCGGATATTCAGGCATTTCAGGTTTTAGCGGCGCTACAGGCACATCTGGATTTTCTGGTTATTCAGGTGCAACAGGTACGAATGGTACTTCTGGCTTTTCTGGCTACAGCGGAGCCACGGGCGCAACAGGCAGTTCTGGATTTTCTGGATTTTCTGGATTTAGCGGTTATTCAGGAACTTCTGGACCAACTGTATATCCAGGCGCTGGCGTAGCTGTATCTACTGGAAGTGCTTGGGGTACATCACTTACTGCGGCATCTGCAAATACAGCATCTGCTTTAGTGCAAAGAGATGGCTCAGGAAACTTTACAGCAGGAACAATCACTGCGGCTTTAACTGGTAATGCTTCTACAGCTACAGGTCTTACAAGCTCCAATTACATTTCCGCAGCAGGATCATCTGGAAATTTAAATACAGATTTTCAAAATACAACTGCATATACAAAACGTTACCAAGGCGATTCTGCGGGTGGAACAAATAGTCCTGGAGGTACATGGTGGTTTTATGAAGACATGCGCCATTCTAATTCTGGCGGTTATTGGGGAACACAAATAGCGTGGGGCTGGGAAGATAACGCCAACAAACTTGCAACCCGAAACGTACAAAATGGAACATTTGGTAGTTGGGTTTTTTACCTTAACTCAAGTAACTACAGTACGTATGTAGCTCAAATTTCTTTTGGGAATGGGCAAACTTGGCAAAACGTAACAGGCAGTAGGGCAATTGGCACAACATACACAAATTCGACAGGCAAGCCAATTTTTATTGCTGTTACAGGCTACGTAAATACTGGCGCACAAACAATTACAGTTATAGTTAATGGCGCTACTGTTTATCAATATTACACAGCAGTTGGTACAAATGCTAGAAGCCCTTTGTATTTTCCAATTCAAATTGGAGCCACTTATAGAATAACAGGATTCAACGTGTTGGAATATTGGTCTGAATTGCGTTAAGGATTAAAAATGCCTCATTTTATAGACTCAGAAAATAAACTTTATTGGCTTGATGAAGGTGATGATCCTGCCGTATGGCTTCCTCAATGTTCGCCCATTACAGATGCTGAGGCGCAAGTAATTAGAGATGAAGAACAAGCGGCAATTCAAGCTGCTTTAACTTACGCTCAAAAACGTGAGGTTGAGTATCCACCAATAACAGACTACCTTGATGGCATAGTAAAAAACGATCAGGCGCAGATTGACAAGTACATTGCCGACTGCTTGGCAGTCAAAGCAAAATATCCCAAACCATAAGCATGGAGTAAATTAATGAATAGCAAAAAATTGTATGGACTTGACATAGCGACTCAATGGGAAAAAATACTTGAAATACATGTTTTGAAGTTAGCCAAAGAGCATCATCCTGATTGGTATCGTTGGCGACTGACCAACAATTGGGAACGTGCTGTATTTCTCAATGGTGATCCTGTAAGCGGCAGGGAGGCTGCACGTTATCTTTGGGCAAACCAAAACCTTTTAGGCGAATCATTGCTAGAAGTAGGTTGCTCAACAGGCTACGGTTCTCAGTTTTTCCCGCAGCAAATTAATTACCTTGGACTTGACTACGATCCAATCATTATTGATGTGGCCAAAGAGCAAAACTGGGGTTTGAAAAAATGGTTTGTTCAAGCAGACATTAATGATTATGAGTTGCTTGAGCATGAAACTATTGTTGCGTTTGAAGTCATTGAACATCTTGAAAATGGACTTGAGATTGTTGAGAAGCTCAAGCATCATTGCAAACGTCTGCTAATTAGCGTTCCACACAATGAGCCGCCAGGATTTTGGGGTGAGCATCATAAGTTGCATGGACTGACAGAAAAAGATTTTGTTGGCTTTGACTTTGCCTATGTGTCAGAACATGGCAGATGTACAACCACAATGGAGCCTTTGTCGGATACCAACCGTTGCAATTTGATGCTTTGCCGGTGGGACAATGAATAAGGTACTTTGTTCTGTTGCTACCAGAGGTAGATACTTCACCACATTGCCATTGGTCATACAGGCAATCTCCAATCAAACAAAATCGCCTGACAAGTTGATCATATTTGATGACAACGATGATCCTCAAGATATGAGAGAGCAGCCGTTGTATCAAAACTTGTTTTATGTTTTAAAGTGCAAAGGCATTGAATGGGAATGGTTGTTTGCTGGTAAAAGGGGGCAACATCATATTCATCAAATGGCCAACACAATGGGATATGAATGGGTTTGGCGTGTTGATGATGATGCCGTTCCAGAGCCCAATGTCCTTGAGCAGCTTTTAAGAAACACCAACATAGGAATTGGCGCTGTTGGCGGTACTGTGATGAATCCACCTCACATGCCTACTTATTTGAATTCCACTGGGTTGATTGAAAATATCCAGAATGAGCCAAACATTCAGTGGGGATTGATCCAAGAAACAAAAGTGGTTGAGCATTTGTATTGCTCATTTTTGTATCGTGCTGGTGTGCATGACTACAACTTGGGATTGTCCCGTGTAGCTCACAGAGAAGAAACATTATTCACTTGGGGGTTACATCAAAAGGGATACAAGCTTTTGGTTGTACCTAATGCAATTACATGGCATCTTAAAAATCCAGATGGCGGCATCCGCAGTGAAACAAAGCAAGAGTTTTATGCACATGACGAGCATATTTTTCAAAACTTTTTGGCTTACAAAGATAAAACAATTGTGGTTTTAAATTGTGGGCTTGGTGACCATATTGTGTTTAATCAGGTTTTGCCACTCATTAAAAATCCAGAAATCTTTACTTGCTATCCAGATGTTGTACCTGGCCGATCTATTGCAGAAGCTCAACAATTATTTGGAAATCTGGATCAATGGAACATTTACAAAAAAATGGATCAATGGGATTGGGAAAGTAGCCTTGAGTTGGCGTTTAAGGAAATGTATCTGTGATCATTATTTCCCCTTATTCAAAACAATTGCCTGATGGCAAACCAAATCCAAAAAATTACCCGTTTTGGCCAGAATTGATTGCCATGATTGATGAGCCAATCATTCAAATTGGAATTGACGGAGAAGAGCAGCTTGTACCGGATTTTAAGAAAAACTTATCAATTCCAGAATTAAAACAACTGCTTGCACAATGCCGAACATGGATTTCATGTGATAGCTTTTTTCAGCATTTGGCATGGGTAGAAAAGAAGAAAGGAATTGTCCTTTGGTCAATCACCGATCCGCTAATATTTGGTCATCCTGAAAATATCAATTTATTAAAAGACCGTTCATATTTAAGTCCCAAGCAATTCCTTTGGATGAGCGAACAAACAATCAATTTGGAGGCTTTTGTAAGTCCAGAAGAAGTGCTTTCAAATCTTTGAGAAACCCGTAGAATTAACAAATATGACCGAGGATTAGCATGTCTGATTACACTCGCCTTCGCACTCCATTTTTAAACATGTCGTTTACGCCTGATGTCCCAAGCAATGCTTTGGGTCCAAGCGAATACAACAGTGGTTTAAATGTGGAAGCAGATGTTCGTGGCATTAAAAAAATCAATGGTGAACAGTCAATTCTGTCCCAAATACCTGGCCACACTATCTTTATTGATGGCAATTTCCGCACTCAGGCAACTTGGGTATACATTGCCGCAACCCGTGAAGGTAAGTGGTATCAAATTACAGCATCTGGAATTATCAACATAACGCCTGGTTATGGAGCTAATCCAAATGCAGCTTTGTCTGGATATAACGATGACTTGAACATCACATCATCATGGGTTGGTGGTGTATTTTTCATCAACGATACCCTTCGGCCACCCATGTACTATCGGCCAACAGACACAGAAATTCAGTTATACGACAGCGCCCCTGACAATTTTGTTTGGAACTACGGATCTGGCGTTTTGGCCACCCGTGCAGGATTCATGCGTAATTTCTGCTCTCCAAATGTTGGAAACATTCTGATTGCCGGTAATCTGACTCAAGACTTGGACACAAGTGTTACCGTCAACTACCCGACCACTGTGCGTTGGTCACAGGCATTTGCAAACACTGGTGTACCAGAAACATGGGAACCAACACTGACCAACATCGCCAACGAACAAGAGGTTCCGGTGCGTGGTCCTTTGATTGACGGCTTTTTTCTTGGCGGCAACTTTTATGTTTGCTCTTATTGGGATACGGTTGTTTTCAGTCCAATTGCCTATCAAAGCAGCACAGCCCCTATTTTTGGTGTGCGTCTGTTTAACCAAGGCCGTGGCTTGCTGAACAACAATTGCTGGGCAAACACCGATCAAAACGTGTATGGCGTAGACAGCCGTGACATTTGGGTTTTTGATGGAGCCAACTTTCAATCGCTTGGCAACCAAAAAGTCAGAAATTACTTTTTTGCCAACCTGAATCCAACTTATCAAGACCGCTTGTTTGTTGTCAATAATACTCAAAAGTATCAGATCGAAATTTACTATCCTGACCTTGACAGTACAGGCTGGTGCAACAAGATGCTGTCTTGGAGATATGACCTGATGGTCTGGAATGCTCCAAAAGACGTTCAAGGGGCTTGTAATGCCTGTGAAGCGCCCGTGTATGACTCAGGGTTCCAATATGCTTCCAGATGCGTGGCGTATGGCATTGGTGGCGTATCTAATTCACAAATTATTCAGACCGGCCAAGGCAACTCGTTTGATGGTGACCCGATCCCTACGTTGTTTGAAAGAACAAACGTGGTTTTGCAAACAGAACGAGGTCCAGTGCCATACAGTTCAAAGGTATACATTCACCGTGCTTTGCCTGAGATTGCAGGTACAGGCACGATTGACATTACTCTTGGTGGCGCAAACTCCACGGCTCAAGATCCAGTTTATGGCCAAACCGGCATTGTCAGCATCGTCACCGACAACCCATGGGTGACAACACAGCAGAATTCTGTTCGTACAGTAGCCATTAAGGTGGAATCCAATGATGCCACTGACGCATGGAATCTGACGGCGATGAATTGGCAAGCCACAGTTGTTGAGGATGCGTTCTAATGCCATTTGCACTTGACGGCAATCCAACGATAGGTGAACTATCTGAGGCGGTCAACTATTTGTTGGCCAACCTTGGATCTGGCACTCCGCCTGGGCAATATCCTGTCAACAATAATCCAAGCACTGGGTTTATTTCCTATGTCGTAGGCACACTGATTCAATATCAGTACCGATATTTGGATGTGAAATATGCCGACAGCCCTGCTGGTTTGAATTTCAGCGACAACCCGTATGGCAGACTGTATTTTGGTTTGTACAATAATGATACAGCCGTAGAAAGC